CGGTAACTACAACCATTTCTCCAATTTGTGGGACGGGCCAAACGCCATTAACTTTCTTCCTACCAATCATAGAAATATTAACAACAGTTTCAGGCCCAAACTTAGCGGGGATTCTAACCCTTATTTCGCCTGTTTCAGCGCTTGAAAACGACACAATAGCGCGATGAATCCCTGCAACTTGACTTTTGTTAGTAAACATAAGAAAACTCTCGTGAACGTTGCCACAGGTTACCAACCAGCCTTGGCGCAGGCGGTTCTCGATACGTTGCGCCAATGATCCCCTGAGGGGGTTTTTCATTGGTTGAATCGGTTTTTAATTTTAAATTTGTAATGTAATGGGAATTGTTTACAATGTGTGTTGCTTCCGCAATGAGCCACAGACCATCAAATTTTGAATTGTAGTTTGAAACTTGTGCAAGTCGCCCCGGCACCGCTCCTGATGTTCCCATAACCACAGCATCGGCGTTTACTGGGAACTCTTGTTTAATGTATTTTTCAGCAAACTGCCGAAGTGTTTCTGAAGAGGTGGCGTTAAAAGTCACTTCATTTGTAAAACGCCTTTCAACAGGGGAACCAAGGCCACTGTTGCGAGAAGCAGGTAATGAATATTGAATTTCTTTTCCTGTTACATCCAACGATTTAAGAATCCATTGCGAAGTACTTCCATCAGGAGTAACGTCCCCAAATGTTCCACGAAATTCATAAATGTTTCCGGGCCGTCGTTCCTTACCCACATTCACATTTTCTGCTTGGTTTGAAAGTTCTGTTGGGGGAAGGGATCGAAAATAAGAAGAGAACGGATCATATACGTGAATATGCGTTCCACGCACCTGTACGTAATAGCCGACAGTGTTTGCTAACTCAACAAGAAGTTCCCAATCGCTTTTTTCACTTTGCTCAACTAGGGAAAACACATACTGATTGTTGGGGACGGAATAACTAAAGTTGTATTTGTTAGCAAGCAACTTAACAATGTCAAGAATAGTTTTGCGTTGGTACGATGTGCTACGCACCGCTTTCATGTCATAACTGCTTCCAAAGCACACAACACGAGCCGCTTGGATATTAGAATTATTAACTTTTCCCATTCGCGTAAGGGCCTCAAACTCAACGTAACCCACATAACCAACAAAATTAATCATGTTGGCTTCGTTGTTTCCCAGATTGATCGTTACCGGAAGTCCTCGAAATGCTGTTACTGCTTCACCGGGAAATCCAGAAAAAGTAATGACTGCCATATCGTGTTTGTTCTCTGCCAACATCAGTTCAACAATGGCAATTTGAGTGTCAGGAATAGAACTTCCTTGAATATTTACTGAAAGAAGCGGCGCATCCTCAAAAGCATTACGAAAAATCATTGCGGCACACGAATGACATCCCCCGGAGCAAGGTCAAGAGGAAATTTAATTTGTGGATTAAGATCAGCAATTCTCCAGTATTGTCCCGCATCACCATAAATGCTTGCAGCAATTGACTCAAACGTGTCGCCGGGAACAACGTGGTACTTGTAAACAGCGACGTTGTAAGACTCTTTTCTCTCTGCTGTAACAATCCCGTCGTCCGCAACAACAGAGTTATAAGTGTAGCGAGAAAGTGTATAAATCATGGCCGAAGTGCTGGTGGGGCAGGAGCGCTTGGTGGAGTAAATTTAATAGTAATGCTCTTAAACAGATCGACATAATTGGCTGCGATTTTGTCGAAAGAAACATGAAAACTTTGTGGAGAAGTATAAGATGCACCAAACCTTGTTGCATTAATTTTAATTTCCATTTCAAAGTTAAATTTGTCCTGTTCAAAAGGAACAAGAGCCTTGGGTAGGTCTCTGCTCCAATTATTTATGTACCCGTTCGACCCATCATCAATAACCCACTTGTCGCCATTAAAACGTATTGGACCATTGGAAGTCATCACATAAGGTTTTTCTTTTGTACCCCATTCGGGAATGGGAATTGAATTAACGTTTTCTTTTGTGAAGTAATTAATTTCCTTTAGAGTCCCTCCAGACGCACTAATCCGACCCTGAATGCCTCGACTATTGCTTGCCCCATCTATGTAAGAATGCCAGTAGATTTTTACTTTTGCATCGTAAGTAAAGGAAATATCCCTATCAGCGTTTCCGCTTGGGCGCCAATTTTTTGCCGCATCACTTTCCTTCAAATCAAATTTTACCTTCGGCTCTCCAGCAAATGCAAAACCAAGTAGACTGGCTGAGACATAGTCCCTCGTTGCTGACACCTTGTCAAAAAAGTTAGAAAGACCTTCAATCGTTGCCTTTCTAATTGTCACGTCCTCCTCTTGATTTGTTGTTGCATCTGGCGAAGCATCGGAGCCGGTAGGAATGGGAGTATCTATTGTAAAAAGGGTTTTTTCTTTTACAAACCCCATGTAGATCGCCTGCACGGTTAGAAATACTTTTGCTTGCGTTGGCACGTAATTACTATTAAATTTGTGAATATTTACTTCGCTGCTGAGCACAAAACCTTCAACCATCATCCATGGGGCTAGTTGAACGCGCACAGGAACTGGAGTAAGAAATGCGGTGTTGCCCAGATTTGGATTTTCAGAGTCTGTGGTAAATTGAAAGGCGACAACGGGAGTCCCAGCCTCGTTTGACTTATCCGTATCGTCAGTGTTTTCAGTTTTTGCGGGTTCAGAATCCATTTTTGAAGCAATGTTTTGTACAATCATAGACATTTCTTGGTTAAACCCTTGACCAATTACAGCGTCAAGAACCATTAGATCGGCAAGAATACCAATGCCACAAACCCAACTTGGGTTATATTCTCCGGTAATAAAGTCCTCAGGTCTGGTTTGCAGCGACCTTCGGGCAACCTCAAGATTTGCGGTTGCAATTTTATTTCCAATTTTGTATTTTCCAGACCGCAATTCAGCCTCGCGGTTAAAAAGCAATTCAAGTGTGTACGTTGATTCACCGTATTTAGGAACAGCCAACTGAGCCGGATCTTGATTAAAGAAAAAGTGTGTGCTCATGTTGGCAGTTACATTTCGCACAACCTGCTCTGGCTGAAATTGAAATTTAACTTTGCGGCCATTAAGTTGAGGAGCGTTTGGCATGCGTGCAAAAAATTCATTTAAACGACGAATATACCCTCGTTGAATTTGAACAAGGTTTCCAGCGTTATCACGTACTGTTCCACCGGGATAAAGAAAATCAGGATTATCCCAGTACTTACTTGGTTTTTCCAAAGAACTGGGAGTCAGCGATCCCTGCACCTCTTGGATGCGTTCCGAGGTGTCGGGCGGCCGCAGTGCGGTGGCGCTGGTAGAACGTTGCTGATTGTTCTGTTGGTTTTTTGCCGCGCTTACAGTCGCTTTATCTCCTCCGTTAAGATTGGGCATTACGTTGTCCTCAACACTTCCCGTTTAAGATTTTGCTCAAGAATACGGGCAATCTCATTTGCCATGCGTCGTGCATCGTCTGGTGTACTACCGCTAGAGGTAACGTAAATATTAGGAGAAATAGTAACATTTGTTCCACCACTTACTTTAACGTTGGTGCTTCCGCGAGTGGGGGCACCAGACATTGGGTCACCACTCATGTAGCCCAACTCTTTGGTAATTGCCATGGCTTTGGGCAAAACATCAGCGGTCTTGGCCATAGGGTTTCCGTCAATTGCCCAAGGGCTGTAGTTGCCGCCACCAAACAAAATTCTGGCTGCTTTAACGTTATTTTTTGGGTCATACAAGTCTTCGTTTTTTGACAATTTATATTGCTTAAGACGTGAGGGCCCAAGGTCTCCTTTCATGTTAATTTGGAACAAGCCGTATGACAAATCATCGTCATCGTCGGCAAGCACTCCGGGAACCCATCGAGATTCTCGGTAAGAAATAGCCAGCATGTTGGCTACGTCCTGTCCACGAAACCCTCTGGCGTACAACATACGTGCAAGTTCATACGGATCAATTGCGCCCTGTCCCGGAGTTACTCCTTTGGGCATGCCCGTTCCCGGCTTCGTACCACTAGCAGCGGCTGCGGTTGCCTCACTGTTTCCGGAGCCATCCATTCCGCTGTAGTTGCTGGACGCAGTTGAAGACACAATGTTAGAGATGCTAAATTGATTAAACGTTTCGTAGCCAGACATTCCGCCGCCGCCCCCGCTTGGGACTACGCGATCACCCACCACATATCCACTTGTGGGCTTTCCAGTATTTGGATCAACAGTCGTTGCTCCTGTCATAGTACCCGCAGGTTGGCCCCACGGAGAACCTTGCTTTTCGTACTCATAACGCGAATCAGGAAGTTCCAAAGGTTGAACGTGCCATGGCTCGTTAAGGTTTTTAGCAAACGTTTTAAGCCCAAACTTTTCAGCGTTCTTAACAACCCAATCAAGGTCACCGACAAGGTCTGCGGCCAAACCAATTTCGTGCATAGAACGACCCGGGGGCGCCGCCGGAGCGCCACTAGTGTGCTTCCACCCCTGTCCATCCCATTCAAGGTCAGGTTTTTCGCCATCCCGTACTGGACGGTACCGCGTCATAAACATCGTACGTTGATCGGTTTCTGAACGGTGACCTACACCAAGACCAACGTTGGGGTTTTCAGCAAACATGCGTAACAACCGGTCACGAAACTTAGAATTAAGTTTTGAAAACGAGGGAGTGTTAGCCATTTCCCCAAGCGTTACACGCTTGGCCGGACTACTATAACCAAGAGGAACTTTGGTCATGTTGGGAGAGCCTGTTTTTCCTTCAGGTATTGGGTCACCTGCCACCATCGACGCGCCAAGCGTTGCCATTCCAAATCCTACGGGCGTCGCCAAGCCGAACGACATCCCGCTAACTGCGAGACCGCCAAGCATCAATGCGCCACCCGCCACTTTGCGGGCGAGGCCGCCCTTGGTGCTTACACCCACACCAACAATTCCAGAAAGTTTGTCCTCAAACTGACCAAGTTTTTCAATAACGCCTTGCATACCCTTTTCCATTTGCGCGTAGTTATCTGCTTGTCGTTTATAAAATTGCTCATCGCGCGCTTCTTTTGTTCGCGCAGTTTCTTCTGCTTGCGTAGCAAAGTTATCCTCAATACCCATGATTCGTCGTTGTTTTGCAGACGTTGGGTCATACATGTCTTTACTACCAGTTTTTTTCTGATAAGACTGGTTGGCTTCGGCATAATCAAGAACTAGGTCAATCATGTCTGGCGGCACACCGGCGGATTCAAGCATTGCTCTGGTATTTGACCCTTGTTGGCGGGCCCCAGCCAACCGATCAGCATTTGTAAGACCGGTTCTCTGAACAATTTGTTTAATAACATCGTTCATTGAGTTTTGCTGACCACCAAAGCCGTACAAACCCGTGCCAAGCATCATGGTCATTCGGTTGTTAACAGCAGCACTTCCCAATGTTCCAGCCATCTGAGCCATTTGCTCGGTGCTGTATGAGTACCCAGACACAGCACGAAGACCAGCAATACCAGCAGCGTTTTTCTGCGCGCTTATACCCGTCGATGCCTGCAGTGAAAGGAGGGTATTAATACCTCCGTAACCTAAACGAGCACCGCGCATTGGGTCGCGCATTTGCTCGATATACTGCATGTTTGAGATGCCCTTGTTTTGCTGGTAATACACAGCAAGTTTGTCAACAGACAGCGAACGAAGATAGTTGTTGTCAATACGGGAATCAAGCGCTTGAATTCCTAAACTAAGGGCTTGAAACCCCGCCCTCACCGCACCGGCTCCTTTTGCGTCCTTAACGCCAGCGCTATCACCGCCAGCGCCAGCGCCACCGGGATTAATTATGTTGACAATTTGGCTGTTACTTACCGGAGACTTTGATTGGTCAGCCGACGGACCACCGCCCGCTGGGCCCAGTGGAAGGGGTACACCGGCGCCTGTGGGATTTTGTCCACCACTTCCACCCCCCAAACCACCAGTTTTTTGAATTCCTTGCATTGTGCGCAAGGTTTTGTTTAGTTGATCATTAATTTTTGGCAATGACTTATTAAGATACTCAAAGTCCTTGCGAATTTGTGTGATTCCCGCAACAAGTTTGTCCAGCGATTGAACATCAACTCTAAAACGCGAACGCAGATCACCCATGGCCTTGCCACGCCCTGCGTTTCCTGCAAGTGACTGTTCTGCCATTGATTACTCCTGTTTACGCCAACGGCTCATCGCCGCCCAGTAGGTGCGCTGGCGCACCGTCATCGTTTTAATATCTTGGAGCGAGAAGCCCTTGTAAACAGAAGCAATCGAATCGTAGTCCCAATATGTCCCTACTAGATTAGCCGAATAAAAGGGAGGCCCAATTAAGCATGATGGGGAACGGCTTTTTGCAATGGGCGCAGTGGGCTTCCACCTCCCGAATCTCTGGCCCGGGTTGTGCTTCTAGCAGTTTAGAAATAATCTTTGCGCGATCTTTCATCCCAAGACCCCTTGCCCACTTCTCCAGATTTGCGGGCTTTTGACCTTCTTCCCACTCCGCACAACGGGAAATAAGGATTGTGTTCTGCTCAGGAATGCTAGTAGCCTTTTTACTGACCATTTGACTATCACCGCCAGTCACCAAACGAAACTTTTGTTTGGTGCCATTGCGAAGTTCTACAACGATAGATGCTTGCGGATCAGTCTTTGGTTTCTTAACAGGAAATTCATTCATCTCAATAAGAACATCGTTGGACTTCTTGCAATGCGGGCAATCCATTTGATATTCCCGAGTCTCTCCATAAGTAGCCCGAACTGTGGCGAGAAAGAGGGTGTCACGATCACCAATGATTAGCGTGTCAATAACTTCAGGCTTTTCAGTAATTTTGACATTTCCAATAGAGACAACACTGCGCTTAAGAAGAGTTGCCATGTACTGAGCGTACAGAAGGTCACCATCTGAGTCCATGGCCGCAAGGGCTTCTTCGTCCTCGCCTGTTAATTCTCGAACAACAGCGGTGGTTTCCCATTCGCCAGTTTTTGCGTCCTTAACGCCCCGAAACAACTCAACAGTTGTGTCGGGGGTTGGTGCAATTTTTGGAACCGGATCGGCTATAGCCGCCTGAATAGTGGCAGCATCAGATTGTGTACCCATTTGTACTCCTTAAATTTTTAATTAATTAGTTAGCAGCATCAATATTAGCAACGTCCCCTTCGGTCCAAGCAACCGAAAAACCCTCGTGATGAACGTTTAGTTGCTGAATCATAATGCCATTGTCACCCGCGTTCAGGTCGCTAAGGCCGTAAGCACCGGGCCAACAGTTAAACAATTTGAATGCCAGTTTTACGTTACCCGGCTTTAGACTAGTTGACGGGTCACTGCTATCGTATGCGTACACCGCGTCGCCAGCCGTGTAGGGGTGGTCAAAAACTCTAACCACAATGTTGCAGCGGTAATTAGTGGCATCACCCGACGCACCACCGGGAAATCCATTAATGCCGCCGTTAACCCACGAGTGCATAAACTTTTGCCACTTCCACAGTTGATCTTGCGTAGCAAAAGCGCCTCGCGCAAAAGAAATGGCGGGGAAGTCAGATTGCCCAATCATCTTGTGCGGGTGCGTGTTCATACCACCCTCGCGGTAGGCGATCAGTTCATTCTGGACCGAAAGCCCGCCCATTTGGGCAAATCCAAGATCGCCAATGCCCGTAAGTAGCGCGCTGAGTTCGTTGTCAAGCGGAGAAAAGCGAACCGTAAATTTAAAGTTACGGAGGGGATCGGTACGTTGTGTTTTAGGCATGATATCTCCTAGATATTGGTAGTGGCCGTTGATCCACCAGTCCATTGACTGATAGTGATGATAATGAATTCTGCGGGCGATTGCAGGGCAACACCCACCTCAATATTAACCTTCCCATCTTCAACCGTGGTGGGAGTGTTGTTAGCCGAACTGCAAACAACGTAAAACGCTTCAGATGCTGTGCGACCTTTGAGGCCACCAGTGCCCCAGAAGGTAGTGAGCAGTGCCGAAACTTTAACAGTCAAGTCGGACCACAAACGCTCATCATTAGGCTCAAACAGCGCAAACGCCGTCGACTCCTTGAGAGTTTGCTTAAGGAAGTTCAACGAACGGCGAACCGTAATGAACTTCTCAGAGGTGTTGCGGGCTTGGGTACGGGCACCGTTAATGATGACACCAACTCCCGGAACTGTCGTAAAGATGTTCATTTGTTGATTCTTGTACAGAAGCCCCTGCTCCGCCTCAGTCAAGTTGGCAACAAGGCCGTAGACGTTTCGAACGTCCAGACTGTAACCAGCCGGAGCCTTTGAAACACCGCGAGCAATTTCTGAACGAATGTATGCCCCAGCAACCGCGCCGCCAGCAAAGGTAGTGCGGATAGCAGAAGCGCCGGTCTTGGTCGGGTCAAACATCTTAAGAGCAGGGCCATACACCGCGGCGAATCCAGACTGGGAGTAACCCGAAACAGCGGCTTCAAGTGTAGCCTTTGTAGTTGCCGTCTTGGGCGTGTCCACAATAAGGAACGAATTGCCTCGCGCCGCCATTTTGGCAATGGCGTTATTGACAATTGTAGAGTTTGTCTGACCAACAAGGTTAAACAGAAGAACCTGCGCCAACGTGTCATGGTTGTTGAGTGCAGTAGTCCAGTCAGCGGCGTCAATTGCACCAACACCATCATTACCACCGCTAAACGTTCCCGTAGTAACGTAGTCGTCCACGCCAACTCCAGAAATTGTCAACTGTGCGCTGCCGCTTACAGTCGCAACGTTGGCCGTTGTGATGTATGCAGAGTACAGATCAAGAACCGTGCCAATGTAACGGTTTTCAGCAGGGTCAATTGACAACCCGGCCCAACTCTCCACCTCAGTGCCGTCCAACTTAACCGTAATGGTAAAAAGCGTGTCAACAGTAAACTTTGGAGCAGATTCCACCGTAGCAAGTGTTGTTGGATCAAACAAGTAGTCAACAGTCATGCCGTTGCCCCACGCACCGGCAGACTTGGCCTCAAGCGTCCACAGATTGGCAGCCGCTCCCGCACCGGGAGTTCCCTGAAGCGTGCTGCTTGCTTTTGCCGCCGTGTCATCAATCACGCGAGTAACATACGCGGTTTGTCCACCGTTAGCAAAGTAGTGGTAGACAGCAAACCCAAGATCGTATGCGTTGTTAAGATCACCAAAAAGACTGCGATACTGAGTCCACGAAGTAATGGCAACGGGCGAAGTAGGCCCGCGCTCAGCCGCTCCCAAAAACGCAGCGGCGGTCACACCTTGCGTAGTGCTAATGTTCGTTGAGAATGCCGTCTCGTTGACGTACACTCCCGGACGCTCGTAAGCCATGATTGCTCCTATGTGTAGTTGAAGTGAAAGGGGTTACGGGTTAAAAACCGATGTTTGGTGACTAATTGTACTATTAATCGTGGACACGGGCTTGCCCGTAACAATAGCGCTGTAATCATCAGTTGAGATTTCAGCCGACATCCTAACGGTCAATACTTTACGGAAAATGCGTTTCCGGAAGCCAGCCTCCATGTCTAGGAGGTCGGCGTTTGTCCAGTCCAGCATGTCCATCCTCCGCGTAGTGCCATCGGCAGCAATGCGGATGGAGTTAAAGCGGAACGGGATTACTCGACTTAGTAGCCGTGAGGTAAGTTGCCTATCGTGAAGAGCACTTCGGCAATAAGTAGAGATTTGGTAAATAAGGTCAATAGGGATAAACTCAATAGTCTTTTTAAAAAATGTCGTGGAAGAGCCGGACACGCTGGCACTTACGCTGGGCCAATAATCAAATTGTGCAGGATTATTTTCCCAAGCACCAGCCCCGCCTGAATAGATATATAAATCAGAATGTTGGCGATCAGTTGCGTGAAGAATATCAATTAACTCAATAGTAATAAAAGGGTATTCTCGTTCTGTTTCCCCCTCGGGATATCGAAAGAATACTTTTACAGGGCGTTGATCATTACGGTCATCCTCAACGAAGCAATTAGAAAAGCGCAACTTAATTGCCTCATCTTCCGCCAGTATGAGCCCAGTTTTCATAGCGAGGTTTTCCCAAAGCCTAGCAACTGGTTAAGGTTGTTGTTGATTGCTTTTCCTAGCGTTTTATTAGATTCAATAACCTCATGCCGCAGCAGTGACTTAGCAGGAGGGCCGTATTCAAGTTCTTGGGCCTTTTGAGCCGAGGGCCCTTTAATGCGATACTTAAACTCTCGTTCTTTGCCATCCCACAGAATAGTTACGTCTTCAACAATTTCTGCGTATTGAGGTTCTTTGTCAACAAGAGCGGTACGAATACGGTCAATTTCTGCAATGACGGCTGGGACAACAGCCTCCGCCAAGATGTCTTCAAACCCTAGAAAGGCTTCGCTAAGGTATTGAATCTGCGCTGGAAAACCTTCAACAATAGTTTTAGAACCCGTAAGTGCAGGCGTAGTTTTAGCCATCAAGGCACTCCTCAGATTCTAGGCGTTGTATTGCGTGGCGCGCACCACGCAGTGGCTAGTTTATCAGGAAGAAGTGGGTAGTGATGCGGGCCACGGATAATCAGTAATTGCCATGGCTTGCGGCCCCGGATCATTGACCATTTCTTGATCAATATAGACCTCAAGTCCTTCAATTACGACCAACACGTCATCTCTGGCCCTACCACGAACACGGTACATACTGACAGCAAAGTAGCGGGCATCATACAAAAACATGTCATTTAGGTGCCGCTGATACTCATACGGTTCAGCAACACCGGCATCGCGCATGTCTTGAATTGACGCAACAGCGTTGACAACTTGAACAGGTTGACGACCTTCAGGAATTGCTCGTTTTGTATCTTCAGTTTCAGTCACCATCAATACAGGAATAACAATTCCAGATTTATATTTTTTCCCGCCACCCCCAACAGAACCTTCGTCGTACACGTCGTCTAGTGAACTTCCACCGACCTTAACCGGGATAAATTCAAACCACGTAATGGTTTCGCCAACCGTTTGGTGATACTGCCTATAGTTCTTGCGGATTAGGGCAAGTTCTCTCCGAGGGTCCACAAACTAAATCCCGTAAATTGCAGCACTATTAGTTCCCACACCCGGAGGAACGTCTACATAAACGTCCTCTAACAGATCGTCTTCCGGCTCTTCAATGCCAATAATTCCATCGCTAACCTCTGGGAAAATACGTTCAATTGGCCCATATTCCCCAAGTTCGCGTGCTTTGTACAGCGGCACAAGCCTATTAGTGGTTCGAGAAACGCGACGAAGATTCATAATCTCAATGCGATCAAGACCAATGTTAAGAGCCTTTGCTTGCTTCTCATACGCCTTTGACCAGTAATCCAGAAGGCTTTGAACCATTCGGAATCGCTGACTTGCTGGAATGTGAATGGATTCAGAAGTCATCACATCAATGTCTCGACTGTATTCCGTCAACAAACCCCAAAGTGATTCAACAACCGTTCCCATACCAATAGTGTCAATGACAATATTTGACATGTTTTCAAGGGCAATAGGAAGGTTGTAAATGTGTCGCTCAATTGAGTGCGTTGCATAAAACTCAAGATCGGCGGGCAAAATCCATTCGTAGTACTGGCCCTCAATTAGAATTTGCGTGTTTGCGGAAAATGATTCATTAAACCGCAAAATCCCGTTTCGGTCATCTAGTGAGTAATAGGTGCTGGCACTTGTGTTTGTAGTGATTTGGGTGGGATTGCCGACGGTGTAAGTGGCTACCCACAACTTATCCTTATCAATGTTGGGGTGGCCCAATTCGTAGGTACGACCAACCGCATTAAAAGAAACTTGAAAGAATTTAGGAAAATCACGAAGAAAGGTACGCGCAATTGCAGTTACCTTGTCGACTGTAATTAAATCAAATACAGAGTGTCCCATAACTACAGTTTACTGTATTACGGTTGATCGCCTGAGCCCGCTCCGGGAACAGTGTCTTGTCGCTCTTGTCCAAGAGCAGGTTGCTGTTCTCGAAATCTTGCAATGGTCACTCGACGTACGCGAGTAATGTCTGCAGCAGTGCCACTCGGGGAAAGCAAGTTTGATTCGTTGGTCACAGCCCCACCAACAGGAATGAATTAAGCGGCTCTTCAAATTCTGGCCCGGTGTACGTTGCAAGGTTTTGCCATGAGTTGCCCTGTTTGACATACAGGGATGCTTGTCCCGCCGCGGGCGTAACGCTAGTGCGGATGTACAAATCACCATCTACTCCTAGTGCGCCGTTAGGAGTATTTGTTCCGCTACGAATTGTTGTGGAAACAAACCGACGTTTATCAACAACACTGTTGTTGTTTAAAGTTTCTCCAGATTTTCTGTAAAGAGCGTACAGAATAATTTGCGTGTTGGCCAGAGTAGGAAATACTGGGTTTGTGGCACTACTAGCACCCACCACGGTGTTAAGCACAAAAGTTCCGCCGCCCTTTTGGGCAACGATAAGATCAAATCTAGGGTCTGCGGCTGGGGCAGTAAGCGCAACAGTGGCTGCCGTAACGTAACCATATTCGCCGTCAATAATTACTTCACCAGCGGTAACAGTAGCACTTCCGTTACCTACGTTGCTGATGGTTGCGTCAAAGCCGTTTAATACCCCATATTTGAGGTTTCCAAGAACGGAAAAGTCTAGAGAGTCCGGCTCCGCTTGATCAAGGCTTTGAATTGATGTTCCAACAGCGTTTGCGTTAGGTACAGTAAATCCAGCCATTTAAACCTCAGAGCGTGTCGTAGATGTTTCCTGACCTCTTAAGATAGTTGAACAGTTCACGCGGAAGTTTGTAGCGTTGACCGTCAACAAAAGAGTACGATTTGGTATCCCAAAACATTACCCAAGAGCCCTTAACTCGGGCAGAAACATTTCCGTCCTTCATCTCAGAGTCAAGAATTTCAGCCTCTGGAATATCCGTAATGTAGAGCGCTTCGGGTTGTTCTGTAAATTCTTTAATTACTTTTTTACGTGCCATTTTGTCTCCTACTTATTTATAAATGATCTAACGAAGAGAGTGGGGGTTGTCCCCACCCTCTTCGTTAAGAACAATATCAGGAATCCCCGATTGCGCCACCCTTGGTGTTGATAACGACACGAGACTCGGCGGTAATCATGCCGAAGCCCCAAATCGCGTACCAAGCCAGACCGTGCTCACGACCGAAGTCAATGACACCACCGTCACGGAGTTCGACCGGGAGGGCAATGGCATGACCGAAGGCGTTGTCACCGATCATAAGGGCGCTGTACGACGATGCGGCAGGAGCCTGCGTGCCAGCCGAGCCGCTGTCAATGTCGGCGGGACCGCCACCCTGCTTGACTTGCGTTGTCTCGATGAAAACAACGTCATACAAGCGGCCAATCTCACCAAGCATGAAGTTGCCCGGAGCAGCGTACTTGGTGACCTCAATGAACTCCGGCCAGTCACGGAGCGCACGGCTCTGCGACGGGTGAACGAAGCACACGTAAGTGTCGCCCAGACGAGGAATGTTTAGTCCAGCCAAAATCTCAACTGCATCCTTGACGGTTGCGGGCGAGAAATAGCCCGGGTTAGTAGCGTTACCAGCAGCGCTGTACTCGTACGGAGCAATTGAACCACGAGTTGCACCATTGGTCAGGCGACCAAAAACCACCGACGGAGGAACGGCGGCGCCACCAGCAAACGGAACAGCGTTCTGATACAGCGTGTTGCGGGCTTGAATGTCCATGGATTGCGCCATGTGACGACCAAGCAGACGCGAGGCCGAGGCCATCACGTCGTCAAACGCCGCGTTGAGGAGCAACTCAGTGACCGCAATGGCCTGCCCATGCTCACCAACGGTGATCTGAATTTGCGAAGCCGAAAGAGCAACCGGCTCAAGACGAACACCTTCAGTGAGGGTCGCGCCGGTAGACTCGTTCACGCCAAGATTCGTGTAACGCATAAAGTTGATCGTGAGACCCGGCATGACACCAAGTTCGGTCTTCTTCACTGCGAACTGCTCAAAGCGCAGAACAGGCATCGCTTGGAACAAGATCTCCTTGCTCCAAATTTGTTGAATTGCGGGAGAGAGGGTTGCGTCACTTGAGTAACCGGTCGTCGTCACTGACGTGAGTCCGGCGCCTGTAATCGCACCGCCTACTGGGGCTGGAAGGGCCATTTAGATTCCTCCGAAATGTGATGGATTTTTTTCTAGAACCGACCCCGTGTGGGTCGAGAGTTCAATAACCTATCCCTCATCTTAACATACTGATCCATCGACATGTTGCGAATGTCATCCGCACTCAACGTTTGGTATTCCGTTTGGGTTTCCATAGGTCCAACGGGCGGAGCAGTCACCGGAGCGCCTTTAACGACGCGCGGCTGTGTCGCCTGCTGAACACTAGAAAGTATAGCAGCGCTACGGTTCTTAAGGATTTCAATAGACGCATCAACCTCTTCAGCATTGTTTCCTGCAACCAAATCAATCAATTCAGGAATAATGCTTTCCTGCTCCTCATGCATTCGGCGCTGGCGGTATGTCTCAAGGTCGCGCAGCGCACGCTCTTTCTCGAGAAGGGCTTGCTGGGCTTGGCGCTCCTGCTCAATTTGAGCAAAACGATTTTGCCATTCAGCATCAATGTTCTGAATTTTGACGTTAAACTCATCTTCCTTGCGGGATAGCAGTTCCTTGGCGCTCAGTTCCTCAAACTCGCGCTTACGGCGCGCCTCTTCCTCAGCCCGAGCGGTTTCTTGAGCCTTCTTAATGGCCTCCTCACGGTCACGGGTAAGGACAGCCAACTGCTCTTCCAGCGCCTTGGTGCGCTTATCCGCTTCCTCAATGCGCCGGTAGAGTTTGTCTTTCTCCTGCTTACGAATGTTTTCCACTTCGTCTTCAGTGAAGACCCGCTGTTTCGTGCCCGTCACGTGGGCCGCTTCGTCCGTGAAGGCTTCAACTGCCTCAACAGGGACGACAATTTCTTCTGCTTCTCGCTTTGCCATAAATACTCCTATGTGTTGTTAAGCGAATAACTAACTTGATTTAAGTACTGTTTATTTATCTTCATCAGGAACACGACGTTGGGCGAACCTCGCGCCGTATGCCCTGCTAGTAATTTTGTTCATCAAATCCATTTCGATGGGACTAATCCCAACGCCGGGAAGGACACCCCCACCTTGGGGATTTCCCGCCGTATTAACATTAGCACCTCCAGCAGAGGTCGTTTGCATGCCAGACGCATCCGGCAATAGCCCTGTGGCAAGCATAACCGCTTGCCCAATTTGAGCGCGGACAAGGTCAAGGGCGCCTTGATCAATCGCGTCATCCATAAGTTCATCAAAGATTTCTATCATTTTCTCGTTCGGGAACTCCTCGCCCAGCGCTTTCAGCGCGCCCTTCTTTGATTCAAGGCCAAGAGCCATTTTTGACTGCACCTCATTAAGTTTGATTAGTGCGTCAACGGGAAGCGGGTCTGGCCAGTGAATTGTAGTTTTGTAAGTGTTGGGATCGTTGGGGTCCAACTGTGTAAGTTGGTCAGCCTCCGGCATGGCTGATTGCATTGGGTCATACACAAGCAACTGTGGTTCAAAAATTGCTGCCGTGCGAATAATAATTTCATTAAGTTTTTCAAGACCGTTTGTAAAATGAGTCTTTTTCATTTGATAACGGTTCATCAACGGCTGGTATTGGATGGCAAGAGCCACACCGCTTGTATTTGATACGGGCTGGAATTGTCCTAGTGCTGTTTCTGGAACACCAGTAATTTCATGCATTGATCGCTTAATCATTTGCACGTATTCAAGAGCACCCGACATCTCACCGCGAGACTCGAGGTTGAACACCTGTGCATCTTTGGGAAGACCTGCCCAAACTTTTTTGGGCCCACGCTCTAATTGGCTGGCTTTTGCACCCGTGATGATGGTGACGGGGGCAGCGTGGTAATTGATGATGTCAGAAATTTCTGTCATCTTTTCATTGAGTTCGCGATTTAACTGAATTATGTCCCAAATGTCAGACTGGCCCCACGGGGACGACGTAATAGTGACGTTTGGAATGTGCACAATGGGGACCATTCCAAGAGCGTTGGGATACTCGTCAACCATCTCATCATTGATGAACTGCTGCACAGTTGCATCTGTAAGAATTTCTGTAAACGTGTATACCTGACGAGTACCTTCCGGGGACGTGCCCCAGAAACGATACTTGAGTTTGAAACGCAACAAACGTTCGCGGTCGTGTGGGTGATATTCGGGGAAACAATGTGCTGGGTTGAGCGGCAAAATTCGAATGCGGCCCGCATGCATCATGCCTGCGGAATCCACATACGGCTCGTCGTACGCAACTTTTACAAAGCAGTCACCCGTGACGGAAGCCAACTGCCCCATTTGCCACAACAGATAATGTTTATTGTTATGGTTGTCCCAAACTTCGTGCAGCAATCGCGGAATAATTGCGCCGTTTTGTTCTGAAACTTTAAACTGCACTCCCTTACCAAAGCAAAAGTTGTTAATAAAATCCGACATCGTGCGGACATAATTCATCGTGATGTTGTTGTCGCCCATCTCACGTCGGTAAGACCAATGATGCCCGAGGTACCACGCCCAAGCGGACGAGTACCTATTTAGACGCGGACCATGAACTTCAAACTCCTCATCCGCCAATTCAACAAGTCCAAGTGGACTGATGGCAACGGTAAGGTCGCTAGAAGCCGCCCGGTATGACGGGGACCAAAAATCAATTGGCATTTACAACCTCACTAAGAAGATATTACTTCTTCTTGGCGGGGGCTTTCTTTGCAACAACTTTGGAAGAGGTCTTGGGTGCATTCTTTTTCTTGGTGGCCTCAACCGCCTTGACAGCAAGATCAACCAACAGTGCCGTGTTCTTGTCGCCAACCTTGGTTGAAACCCACGAAAGTCCAAGGGTTACAAGTGGAAGCGCAAGTGCAACAAGTTCAGAAGTTACACCAGCCTTTGCCGCGCCGTAAGTAAGGACGCCCAAAACAGCGCCTTTAAGGGCAGCATCTTGATGAGTCTTGTTTAAATCAGCCATAGTTTGCTCCTATTGTTTGGTGGGTTAATTATACAGGCTTAACATTTTTACGCGGAATGTCCCCTCCCTGAACATACACGTGATACGGGGCTCCGGTGTATGGGTCAAATTTAGCAGCCGCAGCAAGTGCTTTCATAACGTGTTTCCTTGCCGTTGCAAGATTTATGCGCGTCTTCATTTGAAGCACATGCAATGCTCCCATAGCATATTGTGCCCCCGTGCCAATGGCGTACATGCCAGCGGAATCGGAGTACCACGAATAATCTCCCTCAACGGTATAAATAACGTTGTTGATAGCCACAATGACCGAAGAGTCGTGCTCTGCAATGTGCTCTTTATCATCTTTGTCCGGCACTGCGTATCCCTGCAATTCAAAGCACTCACGCAATGAAGGGATAAATTTAGTTGTAAAAAAGTGATCAAGTTTCTTACCCCGAAGTGTGTGCGGTGCTGCGGGTGGGGAAAACGCGTGGTGCAAAATGTTAATAGCCCGCACGTCACCTGCTGCTCCTAACAAATACCTTCCGTTAGAGGCTATCTTTCCAGCACTCTCCCTTAAAGTTACAACTTGGGTGGCGTACCCTTCATCGGCAAAATCAGAAACTTGAGAATCACAGCCAATGAGAGCAAAACCATCGCCTTGGATACCGACAATAGTAGTCATTGTTACGCCCGAAATTCAACATCTCCGTACATTGCCCAACCGTCATAGATTGACGTTACGTTGTACTGAAAACGATGTTCGCCATCAGTTTCGTAAGTAACTACAGCAAATCCTTGTTGCCAGTTCTCGTAGCGAGTGAGCGGACGACCATCGAGGTCAACTCCGCCCTTCGTAGACGGAACCGCGCCGTCAATACGAGCAAGACAACCGGGACTAGCAGCCATAATGGTGCGAGGACCATTAAAATCTTCACGAGTCTTAAACGCGGTTTCAATCCTGTGAATGTGTCCATAAATTACGCTCGTTTTTTCGTTGTTGAGGTATACATTAGCCGTAGAGCCGGAAGACTTCACACGGTCACCGTGAATTACACGCAATTTTTCGTTAATCCAATAATCAGAGGCTGGATACCCGGGGCGGTATTCTACGCCGTACTCGTCCATGCGACAAAGGTACGGCACGGTAAGCACAGGCCACGATTCGGGAGTGTTGCCTTTGCGGAGACCATACGCAGCGGCAGCGTTAGTCAACAGGTACTTTGGCATTCGCTCCTCGTGATTGCCAGCCATCCAAACGATGCGCGCATGAGGGGCGGCCTCACGAAGTTGTGCGCAGAACAACGTAGCGCGATCAATTGCTGCTTGGGTGGTTTGTTGGTACGCAGGAGTTGTCAAATACTTGCCCATCTCAGGCAAGTCAAGATTGTCGCCCACACACACAATGGCTTTTGGCTGAACGTACGTAATCGCCGCAAGAACAACGGCGATTGCCTTCTCGTCATGGGTAGGCTCTAACCGTCCGTCACGGCCACGGTAATAACCAATCTGGGCGTCAGGGACAATAAAGTCCTTAAAAAACTTAGTAGAAATCTTCTTTTGTTTTGCGGGAGTAGGCAACTTGACAGCAGGCCCCGGTTGGATAACGGGCCAATCAGGGCCCTGCTCCCACTTTGGTGAAAACTGAATAGCGGCAAGATCGTGGACCTGCGCCTCGCCCTCGTCATCTTTGGTAAGAGACTGATAAATAGAGACTTTGCGAATGTCCCCAATGTCTTCAAGAGCAATGTTTTTGCGCTCTAGCATGTCAACCAATTGACCAAGAAGCCTTTGTTTTTTTTGGGATTGGTTTAAGTCATCAACAATTTTAGACACAACCACACTCCTTGTTTACATGTCGTTGGATTACTGACAGGCTGACATTAATGTTGTTTTTTCTTAGTATTTTAGAAAGCCACGTTGTCGTGTACACCCGACCATGACCATTTCCATGATCTTCGCGAATCAACTCCACGGCCCTATTCATCGCCTCTTGTTCGTCAGGCGTCATTTGGTCAATTATCTTTTGCAACTTGCACAAGTTCTTTTCTTGTTTAGGAAGTCCCAAGAGATCAGCAAGCAGAGAACTATCAGACATGTTGTTTTTGCTTCCGTTGTTTGCGCTGTTGCTTTTCGTGCTCAAGCCGATCAAGCAAGTTGACAAGAAGGTCAACCTCCCCAACGCCGGGAAAGACCTTTCGCAGGAAATAGATTACTAAATCGAGGTCGTCACTTCTCATGTCCTCTACTGTATCGTCTTTGAGGACGCGTGTCAACCCCTCTAGAGGGCCGCCCAAACCTTGTTGTTGCAAATCCCATTTTCCTGAAGACCAATGGATTTTTTAAACGCATTTACGGCTTTTTCAGTGTCATCATTGAAGTCGCCAGTAATTTGACAAATAAACCCTTTAGCCACAAGTTTATTTTGCAGATCCTTGACTTTAGGGCCTTTATCGCCTTTCCGCAACTTGTCGTCTGCCTCCTGCCCCTCAAAAGCGGCACCGGGGTCGGGAGGCGTAATGTTGTTTTTTTGCATGTATGCAACAACAGCGGGCGGCGGATTAGAACCCTTAACATAGCGTAGATGCCACGGCTCCTCAGGAACAACTTCCCACGAAAAACCAAACGTAGCAACGTTGTTAATTAGCCATTTAAGACGCTTAGGCTCAGCAGCCGTATGCACGTCAACGGCCACACCGAGGTTATGCTGACTACTACCCGGTGCCGCAAGGGGCGCCATGCCTTTTTTTAAGAACCATTTTTTTCCATTGAACGTTCGAGTGCTTGCGCCTGCAATTGGTTCCAAAACATAGCGTTGTTTGAAGGCCGCCAACTGCGAGTCGTATGTACGATATGTGTCCCCAGCCGATACGGGTTTGAGTTCAACGCCGTCGGCCTTGGCTTTATCAACCATTGCGCCCCATGCTGCCGCCGCAATCCAATGCAATTTCCCACCGCCGACCGCTGGACGTAGGAGGGCGTCGGGAATTTTTCCCGGCGTAACGCCTTTAAGATCATCTGGAAGTTTAACAGGAACGACATAGTCCCACTCTACCTTAGCCATTGGTTGTTTCCTCTACTTTCTCTTCGTTGTTTTACAATTTCAATTTTACTGTACTTCACCGAATAAGTATCCCAACACGCAGAGGGCGAGCCAACTCCCATAGCGGATTTTTACTAGGGTCCATATCTGGGGGTATTGCGTCCGGGATGTATTTCCACCCATCGGAGCGCAGAATTTGTTGTCCCTCCCATACCGGTATCATTTCTTCATTTCCATAAATAAAGTCAGGATTGCCCCGAAGATGCACTTCAATAAGGGTCCCGTCAATGTATTCACAATTGACAATGGGATAACGC